AAGAAAAAGCGCGGTACTGGGCCAATGTTGAAATTATGGCCCCAGGCGGCGATGACTGGCAAGATCGGATCCGACCCGCGATAGAGATACTAACAGAAGATGTGGAACTATAATAGGAGGACAATAAAATATGTCATTTGGATATGTAGAAAGTAACGAAGAGACTAGCCGAGAACTATTTTATAAAAGAATGGTTTACTTGACGACATGCCACGGTTATGTATATACTAATTTGATGGATTTTAATTTTGCAGAAAAACAACTATATGGCCGAGTCACCAGGAATTTTGAACCAATGGTTTTATCATATGGGCCCACTTCCCAATTAAAAAATTTTTCATCCGCCTCGGAATCAAAAGAACCTCTTGCGGCTTTAAATTTTGTAGTGGATGCATTTGAAAAGCTCTCCCAGCAATTTGATAAGTGTGCACTAACAGGTAAAATAAGCACGACGGATACTTTCTTGTCTAGCCTAAAAGTACATAAAGCTTATGTAAATCCCAAGAAATTATACGATGAACACTTGGCTGAAGTTAAAACAGGTTTATCGAGCACACTTAAAGGAGCAAACCCTAAAATTAGAAATTTTGATGAATTTATTTTAAACTTAATACCGACCTTAGAAACAGTTAGCAAAAAAATACCATTTACATTTCCCGCATTTGTTAAAAGCACCTTCTGCCCCATAAATGTGTCGGGCCTCGCAGTAGAGATTGCTGATTTGCAAGCAGACAATGATTTTGAAAAAATCAAACAATTTATTGCCAGCCCTAACTGGGAATTTTTTGTAAATGCATGCAATTCTTATGGATTCATGGTAGATGTTAAAATGCCGTGGAGAATTGTGGCAGATCTGGCGGGCCCAGCAATGCTGGAGTATGCCGGCGAGTATAGAATGAATACAACCGATCTTATCTTAAATGTTGCTTATGAAAAGGCCCATTTAAAATATTTCGGCAGATTTAAATATATTTTACTTGATTTATACAACACCATAAAAGATCTAAGAATATATGAACATGAAGTGTGTGAAAATGGAGGCTTTATTGCAAAAACGACCACACCCACAAATTACAATTTAGAATCATATTTTATAAGATATGACGATTTATATTTTTTGGAACTTTATTGTAGAATCAGATTTTTTGAAGAGGAGTCACAGTTTACTGACGGTCAGAAAAACCGCCTAATAAGTGATTGTCTTAGTTTGGCAGAAATGGATTTAATTCAGGCTTTAAATTCTTTTGAAAAAATTCTCAATAAAACGCTTGACTATAGCGGCGCAATAAATTATATTATAGAGAGACGTAGAATTCTGGCTGGCTAAATGATTTTTCAAACACTTGATGACAAAAATCAATGTTTTGGTGTATATGTTGATGGGGCACTCTATTTTGATCCACCGGCCCATAAACTTACAAAAACATGGAACTACTCAGGCTCTTTAAGCGATAAAGAGATTGATTATGGTTTCCTCTATGCGGGAGGGCTTTCTTTGGATGAGGTATGCCCTAATCATTTAAAAGATGAGTGGCAAAAAGTTAGAAAAAAGTTTGTTGCTTATAGAAAATCATTTGAGATAGCAAAATTAAATTTTCGAGAACACTGCTTCTTTGATTTAGTGCCGCACGATTTCCTTGTAAAATTGTGTGACATCAAAAACCAAATTACTAAGCACGTCTTTGAAAATTACGAAAAACCAAAAAACTATGAGTTTTTGGAAAAAATGCAAAAATTGCTGTTTAAGATCAAATATCAAAATCTTAATATAAATGCCGAAGATAGCAAAAAATTGTTTTTAAGTACTGGCACGCGCCGCGAAGCTAAAAAAATTCTTAATCACCCTCAACATATAGACTATAATCTTTTTGGGACGGTTACGGGTCGTTTAACAACTCGACCAAATTCTTTTCCGATTCTTACCCTCAAGAAAGAGTTAAGAAAGCTAATAAAGCCCCATAATGACTGGTTTTTATCTTTAGATTACAATGGCGCTGAAGTGCGCACGTTACTAGCGCTTTCGGAGCAAGAACAACCAGAGACTGACATTCACGAATGGAACATTCATAACGTGTTTAAAAAACCCGAAATCCATCGAGAAGAAGCGAAGAGCATGTTCTTCGCATGGTTATACAACCCAGACTCAGACGTTATTAAAACCAATTATTATGATCGCAAAAAAATACTTGACAAATACTACAAGGGTGGTTACATTTATACTGTATTTGGGAGAAGCATCAAAGTCGATCAGCGAAGAGCGTTCAATTATTTAATTCAAAGCACCACCGCCGATCTTGTACTAGAGCGCGCCACAATAATAGACGCGATGCTAGAAGGCAAGAAGTCATTTATTTCACACATAGTTCATGACGAGATTGTAATAGACTTTGCTGATGAAGAGCGTGATATGGTGATTGAGATTAGAGATACATTTGAACAAAATAAACTAGGCAATTTCATGGTAAATTTAAGTGCCGGCAACGACTATTATGACCTTGAGAGGATGTCGCTATGATATCTATTGTGGGCATTGGTAATGGAGCCTCCGCGATTGCCGAGAAGTTTGGTGAAATCTCGCAGTACGATGTATATCTATTGAACAACAGCATTAAAAGAAAAACATCGAGAAAGTTTAAGCTCAAAGCATTTGAAGATCCGGAAGAATATGAAAACAATATTCCTGATTTATCTAATTTTTTTAAAGATCTGAAGGACCATGTTCAAGTTTTTATTATTGGATCTTCGTATAGTTCAAATTATTCGTTGGGCATATTACAACAAATAAAAGAAAAGAAGATAGAAGTTTTTTATATTAAACCAGATATTGGCCTGTTGACGGGAGTCCCCCGGACAATGGAAAATATAACTTTTGGAGTTTTACAGGAATACGCTCGTTCTGGACTATTTCAGTCAATTACGGTTTTTTCTAATCAAGAGATTGAAAAAATTCTTGGAAATGTACCAATAAAGAAGTACTACGATATTATAAATGATTCGATTTTCTCATCAGTTCATTATTTGAATTATTTTGCCCACACGGAGCCCGAGATCGGCCAAGTCGCGCGCCCCGCGGTGATGAATCGCATTAGAAGTATTGGAGTCCTCGATACAAAAAATTTAGAAGAAAATTGGCTTTTTAAGCTTGACGTTCAGCGAGATTTATGTTATTATTTATGTATAAATGAAGAAAGATTGGCCCAGGAGGGCACATTGCATAGAAAGATTGTGGACGCGCTAAAGAAGAAGCCTTCAAATGCTTTTCGTAAAATTTCTTATGCAATATACGAAACACCGCACAATGATTTTGGGTACGTCGTGGCCCACACAAACACGATACAACAACAAAAAACTCTTGACAAGCTAGAGCAAGAGTGACACATTAGATATCAAGGAAAGCTTGATATACTTTAACAATAAAACAAGGAGAAAAAACTAATGTCAATCAACATGGAACTAATGAGAAAGAAGCTCGCTCAACTACGCGGCGAGTATGATAAGGAGCAATCGCCCTGGTTTAGACCAGATGAAGGGGATCAGGACATTCGAATCGTCCCATCGCCCGATGGCGATCCGCTTAAGGAAATGTATTTCCACTATAATGTAGGAGAACATCGCGGAGGAATCGTTTGCCCAAAGCGCAACTTTGGAGAAAACTGTTCGATTTGCGAGTTTGCTTCTGCTTTGTGGAAGGAAGGTACAGGCAACAACGATGAAGAAAGCAAGAAGCTTGCTAAGTCTCTATTCGTTCGTGCACGCTATTTCTCTCCGGTCGTTGTTCGCGGCCGAGAAGATGAGGGAGCCAAGATGTATGGCTATGGAAAGCGCGCCTACGAGAATCTTCTAGGCTACATTTTAGATCCAGATTATGGGGACATTACAGATCCCCTCGAAGGGACCGACATTGCCCTAACCTATACGAAGCCCACCACGCCTGGGGCATACCCGCAGACGAACCTTAAGATGCGCCGAAACACTTCCCCGCTTTTGGAGGATAAGGAAGCTATCCCCGCCCTCCTTGATAGTATTCCCGATTTTGATTCTCTTTTCGAGCGTCATACTTCAAAGCAAATCGATGCAATTCTGGATGAACAGCTTGCTGACAATGGAAGTGCAGAGTCACGCTCGACGGAAACCACTAAATACGGAAATGGTAAGAGCGATGTGGACCGAGCGTTTGACGAGTTAATGGCAACTAAATAAGGTTTGCGCGTGACCGATGGCACCCCGGTCGAGAAAATAGGGTGCCGCATTTTTTAAGGAGGCATAATGGCGAGAAAAGCCAAACAACCCAAGCCTGGCCGGGTATCGATGCAAGATTTGATGAATCTTGTAAACAAGAAGGCCGGCCGCAACGTTGCTCACGATCTGACGGGCACAAATCCAACCGAAGTAAAGGAATGGATATCCACAGGCTCTCGTTGGCTTGATAGTATTATATGCAAGGGCCGAGTCGCCGGGATCCCGGTCGGCAAGGTGTCTGAACTGGCTGGATTGACCAGCACAGGTAAGTCATATATGGCAGCGCAGATCGCCGCAAACGCCCAGAAACAGGGCAAGCTTGTCGTCTACTTCGATTCTGAGTCAGCCATTGACCCTGACTTTTTGGAGCGAGCAGGATGCGATCTAGGTCGCTTAATGTACATCCAGGCGACGTCCGTAGAGTTTGTACTAGAAACCATAGAAGAACTACTTGGAGCATCCGAAGATCAGCTATTGTTTATCTGGGATTCATTGGCATTTACGCCGTCAATTTCCGACGTTGAAGGGGACTTCAACCCACAGTCGTCGATGGCCGTGAAAGCACGCATTCTTGCAAAGGGAATGTCAAAACTGGTGATCCCTATCGCCGATAAACAAGCAACACTGCTCGTTCTCAACCAGTTGAAGACGAATATTCCAAGCGGCCCGAACGCACGTATTATTGCGATGACGACGCCATACATGACCCCCGGAGGCAAGGCGCTACACTATTCGTATTCATTGCGGATCTGGCTCACAGGCAGAAAGGCAAAATCTGCGTTTATTGAGGATGCTAAGGGCTTTCGCATTGGTTCAGAGGTTAAGGTAAAGATCGAGAAATCACGATTCGGCACGCAAGGACGCAATTGCGCCTTCCGCATTTTGTGGGGGACCGAAGATGTTGGCATTCGTGACGAAGAATCATGGTTTGATGCTGTGAAGGGTTCAGAGTGTATGACTAGTGCTGGTGCATGGTACACTCTGAAAATGGCCGACGGATACGAGAAAAAGTTTCAGCCATCAAAATGGGCAGATCTAATACAATCTGATGAAGAATTTAGAAAGAATGTCTTGGAACTTATGGACGAAGAAGTTGTCCAGAAGTTTGATAGGCGCGAGGGTTCTGCAGATCAATTTTACGCAGATCCCGAATGAAAAACGCTTGACAGCCCTCTCATGATGCGCTATACTGAAGTATAAGCTTGTGGGAGGGCTTCATGTCTACGACAGCAACGGAATATAAATCGGATTATGGCGCCGAGAGATTCCATCACTATTCTGGTAAAACACGGCGCTATATGGAACTAGCTAAGCGCATGGCACATCAATCGTCGTTTCCTGATTATCGCCATGGCGCTGTGCTTGTGAAGGGCTCCATCCGAAATGCATCCTTCAATAAGGATAATTACTGTTCATTTGGGTCGAGATTTCAAAAAGAACATCAAGGCAGAACAACGCTCCACGCAGAACTAGGCGCCGTCCTGGGCATGGATCGCAGCATCACCGAGGGTTCTACCATCTATGTTGCTAGGGTGGGGAGAGAGGGCAATTACAAGCTTTCCAAGCCATGCTCCATGTGCCATGAGGCCCTTAAGCATGTTGGCGTAAAACGCGTCGTATACACTATTAACAACAAAATCGCAGGAAGTTATAAATTATGAAAAGAGTATTGATTATCGACGCTCTCAATATGTTTTTGAGAGCATACATTGTAGATCCAAGTCTCTCGACAAACGGAGAACCAATCGGAGGATTCAAAGGATCCCTTAAGATTGTACAAAAGCTGGTAAGGATGACAAAACCAGAAGAGGTCGTTATCGTATGGGATGGCCCCAACGGATCTCGCAAGCGCCGGAGCCTAGATAAGAATTATAAAGCTGGGCGCAAGCCAATTCGTTTGAATAGAAACGTAAAAGCCCTCACCGAAAATGAGGAAATGCAAAACCGAATCTGGCAGCAACGGCGCGCCATTGAATATTTTAATGAGATGCCCATTGTTCAAGTGATGATTCCAGAAGTCGAGGCAGACGACGTAATCTCCTATCTCACAAGGATGTCCTACTATGATGGGTGGCAGAAGGTTATTGTTTCTAACGACAAGGATTTTTACCAGCTATGTGATGAGGAAACAGTGGTCTATCGCCCTACTAGTGATATCATCTATAATAAGGGCCGCATCGTTGAAGAGTTGGGAGTGCACCCACGCAACATGGCCCTAGCCCGGGCATTGGTGGGGGATGCATCAGATAATTTGGCAGGAATTA